GTAAATCATAACAATATTAAATTTTATTTGGGACTTGTTCAAATAGAAAACCCCCTACTAAGAGGGGGTCTACTAGGTTTGGTTGCAAGAAAATTAAACGAGTAAGCCCGCAATAATAGATGGGTCTACTTCATAAGCCAAAGTTTCGTTTTCAGCAAGAAGCGTAAGTGAATACTTAGATCCGTCCGCACGGGTAACCCCAGAACCTTCGCCGTAAGCGCTTACTTGTAAATATGGGAAGTACCAATATTTTCCGTTTGCGTCACCAACAACGGCGTTCAAGTACTGCTGGCCAGCGCCAAGAACTTTGATTGCGCGGCTTTTTTCTTGGTCGCGTCGGTGAAACATTAAGTTAATAGTTTGAGTAACGTAAGAAGAACCATTCACTAGGTCAATAGTTCCGTCTTCGGTAAAGCTTCCCGTATTACGTTTGAACTCCAAAGCAACGTAAGGCGCAGTGTGGGTAATTGCGGTAACTTCCCAGTTAGTTCCTGTCTCGTTGGTTGTAATTCCCGTAATGTTATCTTGTTGGTTAATTAATAGGGTGTAAATACCACCGCTATTTGAGTCACATCCTTTTAGGATTTCTTCGAGTGTAGCACATGCCATGATTTGTAATTTTTTTTTGGTTATAAAAAAGGGCGGCGTTTTATGGCCGCCCCGTATGTTTTAATTGTTGGTTAAATACTAGTCAAAACAAACGTTGTAAACAACGATTTGTGAAGGGTTAGTATAATGAAAACCAGCTTTCAAGTTCGCACGTGTACGAATGTAAGGCTCAGCTACTGAGTCAGAAAGGTTAACCGCTTTCAATGCTTTAGAGTCACCTTCAGCGTCGAATGCGTAGATAAGGTCTGTCTTAAGAGCAAGAACCATAGTGTTAACTGGCATACCCTCAGCAAGAACGATTTTGATACCTAAGAAAGTAGGTGCAAGCGGTGCGGTAACGTAAGTCAAAGTGTTACCTGAAGCGGCGGCAATTTGGTAGTTTACGAAAACGTCGCTAGAAACGAACAAACGAAGGTCAGCGCGCTTAGCTTGAACGGCAGCAGGTGAAGCCTGAAGAACCGCAGTCATGCGAGCCAATACGTTTGAACTATCAATAGCACCTGAGTAAAGGCCGTTTACTGCTGTGTCTGCGCACAATCTTTTTAAGTAGCCGTCACACAAAGAAAGAACTGGGTCTTCGCTTGTAGTGTCACCTTGCCAACGAACTAATTCGAGGTCGTTACCGATACGAGCAGCCATTTCAGTCCAGTAGTAAGACATGAAAGAAGCAACTGTAAAGTCGCCGTTTGAACCTTGAGACATTTGCAAAGCTAAGAAAGACTGCTCGAGGTCGAATTGGCAGATTTGTGCCATTGCAGAAAGCGCACAAACGTCGATGTCTACTGCGTCGAGGTTGTCTGTAGGGGCGCTGAAGTTGCATGTAGACGGCGCAAGGATGTTACCGAAAGTAACGTTAGCCAATTTAGTGGCACTTTTGATGCCTGGCAAAGTGCGGTAGTTGTCCGCGATGTCTTCTGTTAAATAAGCTTTAGAGTAAAACTCATCTGGGTTAGGACATAACAACGCGTTTGTGTCTACGTCCAAGTCAAATTTTAGGTTTCTAATCATTGTTTTTGGTTTTTATTGTTTGGTTTTTATTTACTTGTTTGATGCGCGGAACGCTTTAAATTTATCGAAAGCCGACATTTTTGTTTCTTTTGCCATTTCCATTTCGTCTTCGATTTCTTCTTTAGCCACGCCGAGTTCTTCGATTTGGTTTTTAAGGTCTGCAATCATGCCGATTAATGCACGCTCGCGTTCTTCGATAAAAGGTGTTACAATAGCTAAGATTGCTTCAGCGTCTGCCGTTGGGTCTACTGCCATTTCGGTTTCTACTTCTTCTTCGACTACTTCTTCTTCGGTTACGCTTGTGTCCTCCATAGCTACTTCTTCGGTCGTTTCTTCTACGACTTCTTCGGCGGCCATTTCGACTTCTTCTTTTTCTACTTCTTTAATTTCGACTACTTGGCCGTCCTTAACTACGTAGATTTTACCTTCAATGAGGTGTTCTCCGTCTGGGAAATTCATATTATATTTAGTTAATTGGTTACTTAATTTCATACCCAAAAAGCCCTCGATTGAAAACCCTAATTGTTCGTCTTTAACTAGCTTGTTGTAATACTCGGCATCGGTAATTTGAGCCGTTAACATTAAAGTACCTTTAGGAACTTCTATCCCGTAGGTTGTAAGCGCTTTGTCTTGGGTAGGGTTTTCGACTATCCACGCTTCAAGAATGTAAGCGGGAACTTCTTTACTAGGGTCATGCTCTAAGTTAAACACGTTCCTATTTTGTAGGTCGCGCATAAACTTGACGTAAATTTGTTCGATTGTGTCCGCTTCAAATTGTACGTAATACTCGCCCGCTTCGTCGTCGCGTCTATAAATTTCCATAGGGATCATTGCGGGCGCGGTTACTCGGTATTTAAGTTCGTCGCTAAAGAAACGTTTTGTAACGTTTGAGAAAGCTAGGCCCTTAACTTTTATGGCTGGGTTCGACGTGAAAGCAATTTGTTCTATGCCTAAGTCTTCGCCGTCTGAGTATTCGGGGTCGATAGTTATTTTATAAATGGGTAAGTCGTTTACCATAACCATATTAAAAAACCCTTATATTTGTTCAAAAAAAACTATGGTAACAATTTGTAACAAAGAGATTCCGAACGAGTTAAACGAGTTGACTATTCAGCAGTTCGAAGACATTACGGAAATTCACGCTAACTCGAAACTTGACAACGTAGAAAAACACTTAGAGGTTTTTAAATACATGGGCGTTGCTGAGGCTGAAGACATGGAGTTCGAGGATTTTAAAGAGGCTATCCGTTTATTTAACACGGCGAAAACACCCGAGGGTATTTTGTTAAAGCGTTTTGAAAATGACGGGTATACATACCAAGCTTACGACACCGAATTTAAACTAACAGCTAAAGACACGAAACACATTGAAAAGATTCTAGCGTACAAACACAAAGGGTTTATTTCCGAAGCGTTGGCGGTCATCTTTAAAAGAACGGACCTAAGCAAAACCGAACACTACACCGACGCGCATATTAAACTAAAGGCTAAAATTATTCGTGAAATGCCAGCCGAAGTAGCCGTGCCTTACCTAGTAGCTATTGCCGAAACAATTAACAAACAAGTCGAAAGCTTAAATGATAGTACCGAAGGGGTGGCATGAGGTTAAGTTGTACCAATTTAAAGAACTTCGGGAACTCAAAGACTCCGAAGGGTTTTTTAATACGCAACTAGAAACGCTTGCAATCCTTTTAGACGTGCCTAGCGACGAACTAGAAGAACTTTCTTTAGACGAAATGGGCGAACTATTCAAGTCGGTTAAATGGGTTCTTAGCGAGCCTAAGAAGGCCCACGCAAGCGAAGTTATAATAGACGGCGACACGTACATTTTAAAGCCGTTTAAGAAACTAACGCTAGACGAGTTTATAGATCTTAACTATTTCTTGACAAACGACTACTTAAAGCATATTTCGCATATTGTGTCCGTGTTTTACAGGCGCATTAATAAGGATAACTGGGGTAACATTGAATTTGAACCCTACATATTTAACCCGTTTGACGTGTTCGACAAGTTCGACGACCTAAATATTACGCAAGTTTACGGGCTTATTCCTGAGTTCCTAAAGTGGCGTGACGACTTTCTAAAGAAATACGAAAACCTTTTCAATCAAGACGACGACGAAGACGACGAACCCTTAGACGTTAAAGAATTTGATAGCCTCGAAGAATACAAGGAAAGTTTAAAGGCCCAAGAACAAGCCAAGAAGTCTAAGAAATGGGGGTGGGAAAGTTTGTTATTTGACCTTTGCGAAGGTGACCTAACAAAAATAAAGGCAGTCGGTGAACTGCCCTTAATCTTTGTCTTTAATATGTTATCTATGCGTAAGGAAATGGGCTACTTAGAAACCCCTAAAGGTTAGCGCCGCGTTGAACTCCCCGCCTATTGGCTCGAACGTGTAAATAATACTGCGCTTTTCTCCTAAGATTGTAGCTACTTGTAGGATTGGGTAACGTTGTGTCATCCATTCCGTGTATTGCTCGAATATCTCGGCGGTCGTTCCGTTGGCGTTTAGTTCTTCGGTAAGCTTAGCGCATAAGTCAAAAGCTGCCATGTTTACAGTACCATTGTTTAAGAACCCAAAATAGTACATTGCTAGAATTTGTATTTCGAGTTCACCTAGCGCGGGTATTTGCGCGTTAATACGAATAGAGTCGTAAAGCGCCCCCGTGTCGATTAGGGCTTCGGACGCAATAACACGTTTCAAAGTCTTAGCGATCTTGTTACGTGTTTTGTACTTAATGTTAAATATGCCGTTATTCTTGTACGCCATTTTCTTCGTTCGTGTTTTGTTCTTGCGCTAGCTTTTGTAAATACTGCAAAATTGGTAGACCATACATTGTAGGTATTTGGTTTGCATAGTCAGTTAATTCTTTTACGTTTTCTTCGCTTAGATTAATCATACGTCTTAAATTAAAGTTACGCCAATAGCGGCAGCAACGACTTGGTTAACGTAGTTGTTATCTTGCCCCCAAGCTGCGAACTCTTCAGGTGTTAGCGTGTAGTTGTCATCTGCTACTTTGATTCCGTCTTCAGTTAGCAACTGCCAGTACGTTGTGCAAGTCGTTGCCTCAGTTGTAAAGTTAAGAATTAAGACGGACATTTGCGTTGCCGTTCCTGCGTTTAGTGGGTATACAATCGGTTCGATTGCTACTCCTTGTGTTGGTTGTGTTTTCATATTTTTATTATTAGATATTTGTCCAAGTTGTTCCGTTGTAGTAACTCATTTGGTTAAGCGTGGTGTCATATACTTGCAGACCTGTCGCAGGTGAAGCAATGGCGTTCTTTTGTGTTGTTGTCATTCGTGGGGGAAGGAAGCCTTTGGTTGTGGAGTCCGCTTGTAATATTGCTGAATTACTTGGATTTCCCGTAAAGCCAAATTGACCTACTCCAGCAAATCTAAAGTTTGCACCCCCTTGAAAGTAAAATTGGCTACCTCCGTAATATGTTTCAACCGAATTATAAGTTGCCCAAGCAGTTGAACCAATGCCTAATTGAACATAAGTAGAGTTATTGTTTACTCTAAAGTTAGCACTTCCACTTACTACGTCAAATTGCCCACTCACCCTCGCAGTCCCGTTAACGTCAAGTCTAAAGCCTGCGTCTGTTGAAGTACCTATTAATATATTTCCTGTAGTTGGTGCTACTCTAAAGTAATATGTAGAAAATGCCGTATTAGTAATATTAAAATGGCGACCACCTGCTACATCAACTCCAATAAATCCGTTTTGTATTATTTGTAATGTATTGCTTGAAAATTGCCACCCCGCACTTCCTGCTGTTCCAATTGTTAATCCATTAGCAAATCTAACATCACCACCTTGAACTTCTAATCTAAATGTAGGTGTACTCGTCCCAATCCCCAAGCGGTTGTTAGTTGAGTCCCAAAATAAAGACGAACTCTGCTGCAACACATTCCCCGTACCTTCAAACAATACACGTCCTATTGTACCCGAAGATATCGGTGTAGTGCC